AATTAGGTCTAATTAGGTCAAAAAAAAAATATTTATTGTAAAAATAAAAAAAAAAAAAAAAATTTTCATGGGGGGGTGCGACCCCCCCAAACCCCCTCGTCAGTTTAAGGGTTTACGTAAAATTGTTCTAGGCACTTGGAAGTGTAGCATTCCAAAATTGATATGTAGCAAAGTTAGGAAATTGGTATCTAGTTATTCCAAAGTTTAATATATTTTCTTGATCCCATTTCCATTTTGCATGTCTTTGTCTGAGTACTTGTCTTGGAGTTGTAGCGTTGAGACCTTCTCTGTAGTCCAAAGGCAGAGTGCGAATTAGACGCTGTTGAGTATAGCCTCCAGTGCGGTTGTTGTACTGCCACTGGCGCTGTTTAAACGAAGCAACCTTACGGCGTCTGATTGTTTGAGCATCCTGGGTGTATCTTGTAATGTTTGAGCCACGAATTTCCCTTGCCAATTTGATCGCCTTCTGCCTTTGTTGAAACGTAGGTCTTTTGTCATGTCTGCGTTTTACCATCTACGTCTACGGTACATACGTCGATAACGTCGGAATCGGCGGCGGTATGCCACTGTAATTAAGGAGTAGTAGCAGGATCAATATCAGTGTGAGATGACCATAAATCAGTAGATGCAGCGTTTGTATCCACTGCCAACTCCTCATGAGTATCACCAGGCTCAGCATTAGCTGTGACGGTGAGAGGAACCTCAGCAGGGAATGTAGCATCGTTAACGGTCTTAGGATCAAACCAATCAACAAGGTATTCAATAAACACTTGATAGCTGAAAGCTGCAGGATCGAATGCCGAAGTTGTGGAAAACTCTATCCAGTATACAAACCGATCATTAACATGTATGGTATCAGCGGATCCATCTCCCTGATAATGGAGAGGTGGCTCAACTTTGCCATAGAAATCGTGTACAACACCTTTAGGCTCAGCCCACTCTACAAGATCATCCGGCTTGCGTTTCCATTGTTTAACTTTTTTGGCCGTAAACCGGGATGTCAGAATAGTTCCATAAGGAAGTGCAGGAGCTGTAGCCATGTCATAAGCAAGAGGAGTCCACGGTTTAACCTGGACCTGTTGAAGCCACTCAGCCTCAGGGAGCAGAGGTGGGGCTGGGGCAGGTGTAATGTTAGGATACTGTCTCATATCCATCAACCGTATGCGACCGTAGATAGGTACAACAGATGCCTGTGTCTGTTTTAAGACAACGACTTTGATCTTGGATCGGCGTACACAGTAATGTGTATATATTTTCGCCATCTCAGTCGCTCCAACAGCGGGATCTGATGTTGTATCTGCCGTTGAAACCTCAACATCCATGACATTATCTGCACGAAACTTCTCATTGGTAGTTGCCTGTCCGGCGGTCAGGTTTATGCTGCCGATAGAGGAGTAGCGGTGTGTCATCCTCATACGAGGTGGATAGGGTATCCATGGAGACCTCTGAGGCCGAGGCCACAAAAGACTGGGTAAATCCAATCCAATAGGATAATTATGTAGCTTCTGAGCAAAAGGTATAGCCTGAGTAGCAAGTTTGGCACCGACAGCGCCAAAAAATCCCCTCATCATGCCCAAACCATAATTGGGTTCGAAAGCCATACTTGTTTACCTGAAAAACGGGAGAAACAGACACACTAAAATCCAGGCTGGTAAGAGGGGGATTTAGGATGATACAATGAAAGGTCTTCGTCATCGTCTTTTAGATAGTTGGTAACCTCTTCAAAGGAATCTTCATCGTCTGAGACAGTTTGAGTAGCAGCTAGCTCTTCGGTAGTGGTCAACGTGTGATTCGAATTCTCCGGAGATGGCGACCGTCGGTGCAACAGGCGGGTGACTATCGGTAGGCCACTCTCCAATCTCCTCTGGTTGTACTCCTTGCTCATACAATCGGTACACATGCTCAAACCTTCGTCGCAGGGGTGCTTTGTACTGGACGTTGGGGTACCATTCCCAAGGGGGGTTGTTGGAAGTGAAAACAACGAGTCTGCTTGTGAATTGGACGTGTCCTCCTTTCGTCTCAACCAACAGGGGGTATTTGTCAAGCAGTCGGAGAATAAAGGAAAATGGCAACCATCCGTAGAACTCGTCAATGATAACGACAGAGTGTCCTGAGTAGCCGTCAAACCATTTGCCTTGAGGAAGCCAATAAGCAGAGGGGTAACTGCTAGATACCGTGTGGGATTTGCCGGTGCCAGTTGGTCCGAAGAAGCAAATAGCCTTCGTTTGCTCATTTCTTGGAGGAGTAATTGCACACTTCAAAGCTGTTAAACCACGGTGAAATTTAACGAAAGTACAGGAATGATTAATAGCAAGTTCATTAATAGTGTGAGTTTTAACATATTCAACCGCTTCTAAGAGATCAGTTCTCTGTCCCTGAGCAGGTGGATCACCGACTGTCCAGGGGCCTTCCACGCGCGTCGAATCCTTGCTACAATAAGTCTCAGCTTGAGCTTGAGTTCCCAGTCTTGGCTCCCAGTGTGCCCTGGCGCAAAGGTTCTTGAGTGCAGAGAGTCGTATTGATGTATTAAAGACCACAACTCCCTGAAGGTGCTCTGTACCATTCTCGCCCTTTTCACGTTGCCATAGCATCCTCTTAACATCCGGCCATTCTTTAGGTATATCATTGCTATCAGGATTGTTGAGTGTAAAAAACCAAGCTCGACGATTGGACACTGTCAAAGCGGATTGCCGACGTATGAGTCGGAGAAAAGTGCCACGTCATCGACTTTTGCAAAAGTCGGAGCTAAAAGTCGGACTGGAAAAAGGATGTACATACCTTACTCTGGTGAGAAACGGTGTGGTGTGAGGGGTATTTAGCCCCTGTGACCCCTAGTAGTGTTGCGGAAGTAGTGTTGCGGAGGTGCGGGGTAATACTATTCCCGCACCTCCTGGGGGGTATGGTTTATCCCTTTTTTTACCCCATAAATGAATTAGGTCTAATTAGGTCAAAAAAAAAATATTTATTGTAAAAATAAAAAAAAAAAAAAAAATTTTCATGGGGGGGTGCGACCCCCCCAAACCCCCTCGTCAGTTTAAGGGTTTACGTAAA